AGGTTTTCACACAGTCTGTTCGAGGTGGTTTTTTATTTACCGAGATCGTCAGTCCCCGCGGTATTCACATCCACTGGTGCAGGTTTCGTGAATCCGGATAGCCGATAGCTCAGGCAGCAATGGCTTCAACTCATTCCAGATCCATTTCGCCAGGTTTTCGCTGGTTGGATTCTCAAGACCTGGGATGTCATTCAGGTAGTTATGATCAAGACGCTCGTACAGCGGTTTGAAAATAGCTTTGATTTCCGAGAAGTCCCGGATCCAGCCTGTATGAGGATCGACCTTGCCAGCCAGATGAATGCCCACACGAAACGAATGCCCGTGCAGACGTCCACACTTATGCCCCGCCGGAACGTGGGGGAGAAGATGTGCTGACTCGAATGTAAATTCTTTGAAGATTTCCAATTTATGACCTGTAGTTCTTGAATTACGCGGCCCCTAGGCTGGACCGCGTTTTTAATGTACTAATCAATGTACTGGTTAGTCGTTGCTGGGTGACAGATCTGTGATCCATCGAGCGATTTCTGACTGCCGCCAGGCAACTGAGTTAGGGCCTATTCTAACCTGTTTCGGAAAGGTGCCTTCCCTGATTCTTCGATAGACGGTGTTCCGACCGAGGCCCGTGGTGTGAAGTACCTCGTCAAGACGCAAAAGGCGATCTATGTTCTGGGCTGCTGCCATACTGTTTTCCTCTGGCATTGCTGGTATGCGTTGGAGAGTCATTTATCTGGGCCGCTCTGGGTAGCGTTGAAAGCCAGAGTCAGTGCATGCGGATCGGCACCACGCTGATGCAGCATCATTGCGAAGTTGGCGATGTCTTCAAAGTTGCCAAGGTTACCCTTCGGCAAGTGCTCAACCAGTTGCTCTGCAAGCTGCTCATCTTTCACCCACGGCTCGCCCCAACTGTCCCGACCTTTGGCGCGACCCTCGGCAAGCTTGGTTTTCATCGCAGTAGCAAACCGGTCGACGGCCAGGTTGTCAGGGTGCTGGTTGGGTTGTGTGGGCAACGGACAGCTGCAAAATGATTCGATCATTGCCAAGCACTCGGCAGCATCTGCAGACCGCGAACGCTTCAACACCACCCGCGATTTGCTCAGTAGTGAGACGGCCTGAGTCAATAAAGTCAGTGTTTCGGTAAGCTGCCTACGTGCTTTGTCACGCGCTCCGGTGCGGCTCATGCTGCCTCCCTGCAGAGTTCGATCTGCCGCCATGGGTCGTTTGCTTTGGCAAGTGCGGCCATCGGAGGAGGGCTGACGCTGTTTCCGCACATGTTTACTTGCTTGGTCTTTGTGAACGGTTTGCCGTCTGCGCCGTGGGTAATGATGTAGCCGGCAGGGAAGCCCTGAGCCTTGTACAGCTCTGGCGGTTTCAGCATTCGCAGGCAGATGTCGACGATCACGTATGGCGTGCCCTTGACCATCACGGTGACCAGCGCCAGGCGATCCTTGGTCGTGATCGTTGGTGCTGGCTCTCCTGCGCCGCTGACGTTCTCTGTCCCGTAATAGCTGATCAGGAAAGCAGCGACACGCAGAGCGCCTTCCTCGTGTTCCGGTGACAGCATGAATGAAACAACAGAGCTTTTGCCGCCGCCACCTGCCGTTACCGTCGGAGCTGGTTCGTCCAATGCCTGACCGATACTCGCTCCAAACTGGCGCTCCATGAATGCAGTGACCAGCCCGTGATGCTGCCCGCCGGCGCTGATGGTGTGCAGCGGATCTAACAAATCCCGCGCATCACAGTTGCCCCGCAGATGAACCAGACTTGCTGCTACAAGGGCATGGTGCTGCCCAGTCGTCACTGTGGGCACTGGATCGTCCAGATCTGTCGGGCCGTGGCCAGTGGTGTTGGTGATCAGAGTTGCTGTCACCAGTTGCTGCTGGCTTCCAGTGTTGGTGACTGTCGTCATCGGCTCGTCTGCACCTTTGCCGTGGGTGGTGTTGAAGCCGCCGTTCATCTGAGCCATGAATGCGGAGACGACCGCATGTTTCACGCCGCCAGCTACAACTGTGCCCAGCGGCTGGTCTATCCTTGGCACGCGAGGTAGCTGCCCACTGCGCTCGCCATAACCTGACTGGATAAGGGTGGGGCTGATCAGCGTCAGTTCGCCACGGTTGGCGCAGGTGATTGTCGGCAATGGCTCCAGTGGATCGTTGATGCGGTCGCTGCCTTGGTGGGTTGCCGGTGCGATAACCGGGCTGACCACAGAGAACGCGCCGCCCTTTGGATATGACGTGACCGTGCGCAGCGGCTCGTTGGCCGATTGCACCGTCTCGCCTGACCAGTTTGCAATCGGGACTATAAACGGGGCCGGGGTATCGATGACGAACTTTTTCATACCTTTCGCGACTCGGCGCAGGGTGGCTGGAGCCAGGTCTTTCTTGCGTCCGAATATGCTTTTCCCCAGGTCTGTAAAGTCGATGCATTCGGCGGCAGTCTTCCAAGGTTTCTGGCCTTTGGCAGGACGCTTGGCGTGGGTTGGTTCTGGCCATACGATAGGCTCGCCATCGCAGCGGGCGATCATGAACAGTCGTTCCCGGCTGGTGGGTGCGCCGAAGTCGCAGGCCCGGATCACACGCCACTCGACGGTATAGCCCAGTCGTTGCAGTTCGGCCACGAACACGGCCCATGTCTGGCCACGCCGCGCTGGGTCTGGCACCAGAAATTGCTGATCGACCGGAACGACTTCACCAGGTGTGGCAACAGTGTGCTGCACCTTCGATTTGCCACTGGTGCCCAGAACTGTGACCAGCTTGATCGCCCGGCCTGTGGCCGGGTCTCGTTTTGCAACAAGCGGTCCCCATTGCAGGATCTGCTTCACGTTCTCCAGACTGATGACGCGGGGCTTCTTCTTGCCTGCCCACTTCAAGCCGATCCAGGACAGGTTGCGGATCTCACGTTTACGCGGCTGGCCACCGGCTGCCTGGCTGTGGTGGGTGCAATCTGGGCTCATGTGGAACCAGCCCACGGCCTTGCCGCCGCATTCCGTATCTGGATCGCCGTCGAACACGTCGGTGGTGAAGTGCTTCGCGCCCGGGTGGTTGACGGTGTGCATACTGATGGCTGCAGCGCTGTGGTTTTTGGCCACGCTGACTTTCCGGCCGAGGCCCATTTCCAGCCCAGTACCAGCACCACCGCCCCCACAGAAATAGTCGACAACAATCTCGTCGTCTTGCGCGTTAAACCCCAGGCTGTATTGAGTTTTGAAATCAAATGGCGGGCGAGTGAGTGAAGTCATGCTGCTTCCTCCGCATCAGCGTGGTTTTCTGCCGATCTGTCGCTGATGCGAATCTCGCCAAGGATTCGCAGCACAATGCTGTTCAGTTGCTCAAGTTGCATTGCTGCGCGCGCACGCCATGGCTCTGTTCCTTTGATTGGGGTCCACGTTTTATGAGCCAAGCCCAAAGTGATCGCTGTATCTGACAGCACCTGGAGGTCGGGTTTGGTAAGTGATCCTGTGCTGCCAGTTTTCAACTGATGTTCAAGTTGCTTGATGGTGAGGCTCTTGAGTTCGATGGTGTGCAGGAACCCCTTGCGGTCCCTATCGCGCCGGCGTGCAAGCATTGCTATGTCTGCATTCAATGCGTCCATACGTGCGCTGCTGTCGGCGATACCTGCGTATTTTCCTGCCCAGTACGACCTGCGTAATGCCCGCTTGATTGCTCTCCGTATGAAGACGGTGAGGAGCAGAAAGCAGGCCGCCAGGCCGACCAGAGTGATGATGTGCTGTGCTTGCATGTGCTGTGTCCTTGGGAAAGAGCCCGTCGCCGGATCGGTGGTGAGAGGACGGCGACGGACTGACGCGTGCTGGTTATGCCAGGGTGAAGCTGCCGATGGTGAGGTCGGTTGCTTCGCCCACTTCTTTTGCTACGACCTGTTTGAATTCTTGCGCAAGGTTTTCGCGCAGCTGAGCCTCGCCGATCCAGCGCAGACGAAGCACGGGCTGGTCGCCTCCAGTGAGGACCGCAACGCGCAACTGGATGGTCTGAGCCTGCAGGCCTTCGTAAGGGATCACGCTGAACAGCAGCTCAGCGGGAAGGCCGTCTGCCGATTTGGCTTCGATCTGATCCATTGCCGAGCGGGATGCGCTCATGTCGCCGACGATGTGTTCGCTTTTGCGGGCCTGCTCGATGGTGATTGATCGAATTGCACCAGCTGCGCGGCGCAGATCGATATCGGCACCGTCGGGCGTGAGCGCTGTCAGGTTCGGTGCCCAGTCTTCAATAAAGTCGCTCAGCTCTTTTTGAGTGTGCTTGGACCCGGCTGCGCGCTCCAAAGCGATAAATGCAGCAGTCTTCTTCAGGGTGAGCTTGGCGCGAAAGTCTCCGTGTCCAGGGTTGTCCTGATTGCCGAGGTTAAAAAAGACTGTGCACGTCATGTCGTCGCTATCAACGAAGCCCGATGTGTTGCCATCTGCCTGGTTCAGCACGTATTCGCTGAAGTCCTTCAACGACGAGGTTTCAAGCACGCCTCGAAACCGGCTGCGAGTCTGCTGAAACTTCTCCAAGCTGACGACATTCACGGTCGCGGGTAGGGCGATTGAAGGTGTGAAGGTGTCCAGCGCCTTGGCGTTTGCGATTACGGCGGTGTCTTGGATCAACTGAATTGCTTTGGCTTCCATGAATCATTTCCTGCTGTGGTGAGAGGTATGGAAAAGGGTTGATTTACGATCTGGCAGGGACGGGTGCGGCGTTGCGATCAAACATCTGGTCTGCCGCAGGTGTTTCAGGGAACAGCGTCAGCCGACCGCCTTCGCCGACGTACATCGGCGTATCGAGGGTGGTGTCCTCGGTGCGGCTGCCGCGCTTGGTCGGCACTTTGTAGGCCAGCTTGTGGTTGACGGTGACCTGGTGGCTGTCAGCTATTTGTTTGAGCGAAAACGTGAGCGTCACGGTGCCGACCTTTTTGTTGTCGACGACGCCTGCAGCAACCTCGGAGAGCGCATGGCCGATCTGGTTCGCGAAGACGCCTGCGTTGAGTTCGCCGATGAACTCGGCTGTGTCCGTGGGTTTCATGTCCTGTGCCTCTGGTTGTTGTCACTGGAAGGCAGTGACCACCTTTGAATCAGGCCGCTTTCAACTTGGCCTGTGCATCGAGATAGGCCGCGAGGTCGTGTAGGTAGACCACTGGCTGGCCCTTATTCGATCCACCCAGCCGAGTCACCTTGAGGTTGATGCGGCCAGCGTTGATCTTGCGGAGCAGGTAGCGATCACTCGATATGTGCGAGAAATACCGCTCTCGCACAGTGCTCAGCGTGGGGCAGGGTGTGGCGAACTCTTCCCGGAGCTGACTTAACGTCTCACTCACGCAGGATCCTCCCCGTGCCCCTCCTTTTGGGGCACCAACTGAAGGCGAATCATCTCCGCGAGACCCTCTTTCGATTTGCCGGTTGCAGTCGCGCACAGGCGTCCCTTTGAATCTGCCACCACAGCGCCGTATGGACGCTCTGGGCAGCGTGTTGGGGTGACATACGCGACCTGGCCTTCAAGCAAAACGGCATCGACCATCCGAAAAACTTCCGCCAGTTCGGCGGTGACAGGCGGCAAACCATCCAGCATGCTGAGTGCCTCTGACGTCGCTCCGATCAGTGTCGAGCGACTGACGATGGTTGGGTGGTTCAGGTGCATAGGAACCAGTTTCAGCGCGCCTACGGCGTGAGTAATTGCGTTCAAAGTCATGCTGCGGCGTCCTTCTTCGTGGTGGTGATTCCAAGCTGGTCCGAAAGCCAGGTAACACCCGCCTCCTTGACCATCACCACTGCATAGTGGCTGTAGGCGTGGATATTCTTGTTCCAGCGGCTGCGCGAATCTTCGTACAGGTAGCCTTGGTCGCGGTGCTTGGGTGCAAGCTCGCCTGCCTGGGTCAACACGCCGATCTCGCGCAACTTCGCTCGAAATGCCCGTGGCTTCATGCCAAGAATCGTTGCTGTGGCGTCTAGGGTTCTGTTCATGAGGAATGCCTCAGGCCACAGCCAGCAAACCGCGTGAGCGGATGGCGCGATACAACTCGTCCAATGCCCCGTACAGCGCTTGAAGGCCGCTGTCGTTTGGGAGGACCAAGTCGTCCGGGTGGACTGACACACCGGCTTCGCTGATGTGGGGATTCACTTCTGCGGCGTCAGGTCGAGAAAGATGAATGACAGTCCCGCCGCGTTTGCGGATGAAATCGGCCTCATTTTCAAAGCGGACATCGCTCACCACAAAGCCCGGCACGCCATCGAAAACCGCACTGAGGCAATCAAGGTTCTGTTCGGCGAGGTCGATCCACAGGTTGGCGCTGATCATGTGACGGCCCCACTCGGTGCCGAGCAGTTGCATCAACTGGCGAGGTGAGCGGCCCAGCCAGTCGATGGGCTGCTCTTTCTTGTCGCCTTCAAGGTCTTCAGGACTGAGGTTGAATATGGCCATGATGCCGTCGCGCAACGGGTCGGCGAATGCGTAGCACTCAAACCCGTGCTCGTGGGCCAGGTGGTGGGCGGCTGTGCTTTTGCCGGAGCGGGCAGGGCCGGTGAGGCCGATCAGGATCTGCTTCATGCTGTTTGCCCCGCTTCCGATTCTTCGGCTGGTTGCAGCAGGCTTTGGACGAACTCCAGCAGGCCGATCAGTGAGGCCGCGATGGGTTCACCCACACCTTCCCCGTCATCTGCCGAATCCAGTGCATAGAATTCTCTTTCCAGCCAAACGTGCCGATTGTGCAGAGCCTTTTGAATGGTGCCAGGAACATCGAACGCCCCTATGTCATAGAAGCGCACATCAATCCGCCGCACATGACCGGCGTAATCGAAAAAGCCTTCGAGCTTTCCTTGGGCGTTGACCATCATGACCGTCGTCAGGATCTGGAGAATGGTGTCTTGGTGGGGGCTATTCATGCCGCGTCACCTCCCCATGGACCGAAGTCATCGGCTGTCGGCGCAGGTGCTGCTTTCGCGGTGCTGCTTTTTGGCTGGACGATCAACAGCAGGCCGGTTTGGCGCTGAATGGTGGCGATAGATTCGCGGTTGGAGGCCGCTGCCGGGTGGAGATACACCGGGCAGCGGGTGTTTCGCTGTGTCGTTTGCATGGCTCGTACTCTGTGGTGAGAGGGGTACGAGACAAATTAGCAAAAGCTAAATATCTATGCAATAGCAATTGCTAAATTACTGGCCGATTTTGGTGCTCCGCTTACTCCCTTCTGGACGATGTAGGGTTTCGGGTAGATACCAAGATATTCGTGCGACCCCGTCAGATAGGATTTTTACGTAGACGCCTTCTGTTTCATTTATCGCCGCCATGATCTGATCCCAGTGCCGCTGATCCTCATCAGGGTTTTTGTAGATAACCGCAGAACGAGCTTCCTGAGCGGATTGGGAGCCAATAATGGTTTGAAGTCGAGCCGCGAGAATTTCTGCGGGAGACATCGGTACTGCCGGCTTGCATGCAGCTCTAGCCATTGGGTCCTCCTTGGCTTTTTGTGTATATGCATACAGTATTTCGCAGAGGGTCTTTCCGCAAGAATAAATGGAGTACATCTGTACTCCATTCCGGGCAGGCATAAAAAAGCCCGCTATTGCGGGCTTCGATTGGCGTGAGGTCTACAGCTTCTTGGCATTCCACACAAGGAGCACTCGGGCTTGAATGTGGACCTTTGTCAGGTCTGCCCCTTCAATGATTATTGCAGGATACAAAGGGTTGTCCGAGATCATCCGCAAGGACCCGCCAGTCATGCGCTGCAGCCGTTTTATGTACAGGTCCCCGTCCAGTGTGAATACGTAAACTGCGTCAGTTCTGATCTCGGTAATTCCCCGGTCAACGAGCAGGGAGTCGCCGTCGCGAAACGTACCGTCCATGCTGTCGCCATCGCCGGTGATAATGGCCAGGTTCTCGATCCTGGAGAAGGCCAACCCTTGGGTCTTGAGCCAGTCGAGATGGACAGTAATGTCTCTGATCACTTCAATGTGGGATTCGGGTGGAACATTGCCGGACCCCATGGACGCCGCCACGTTGAGGTGGGGGATGGTAATGAACCCGAGCGACTGCATCAGCGTTCGACTATCAATGGGTGGGGTGTCGAGCATCACGGCTTCAGTCAGCTCGGAATCGCTCATTACCTGTGGGTTCACCAAGCTCCCTGGATGCAGGTTGATCTTCTCTTCGAGGGTTGCAGCTGCTTTCTCGCCGAGCTTCCGATGACCATTTAAAAGCTGAGACAAATACGATGCGTCCAACCCATGTTGGTTTGCAAAGTCTTTTTGGCTGAGCCCCGCCATGGCGGCGCGCAGAGCGCTGATTCGCTGCTTATAGATATCCATACCCCATGATCGCTTTCCGTTAGCAAACAGTAAATTACGGTTTGCTATTGCTGTATCGATTAGCAATTGCTAATCTGCGCACCTTGAACGGAGGTGCATATGACCTTGCACGAATATTTGAAGGCTTTGAATAAACCTGACCTAGAAGCATTTGCCCAGCGTTGCGGGACGTCTGCCGGACAGCTCAGACAAGTTGCTTACTGTAATCGCCGGGCCAGTGCCGCTCTTGCAGTGAACATTGAAAGAGAGTCGAAAGGCGACGTTGTATGCGAGGTGCTGCGCCCGGACATCGACTGGGCTTACCTTCGCGGTTCCGAAGCCGCATAAAAAGTAGCAGGGCCGGGGACCTCTCACCACAAGATTCCCCCGACCCAGCAACGGCAGTGAAAAACACTGCCGACTCCGCTGACCAGGTCCTCTCACCACAAGAATCACCTGGTTGGCTAGAACGATGAACCGTGCCGCACAGCACGTTTAGCACAGCACATCGGTCGTGGTCGTAGGATAGGGCGTGCCCCTGCCTATGGCTACACCGTAAACGGGGATTTTACGGTTATGAGTCGCACGGATCTTTTGCCTGACGCTGGTCAGGTGCTTTCGTTGCGCCAAGCGCTTTACCGCGCCGGACGCGACTACAAGGGCGGGGTGACTGCCCTTGCCCACGACATGGTGTTGGACAACGACACCCTCCAGAAAAAGCTGAAGCTTGATGAGGAGCGGCGCTGGCTCAATCCTGACGAACTGGAAGACATCGTCCGGCTCACGGGCAGCCCGCTACTGCTCGATGCCTTGATGCGTCCTGCATCAGCCGTCTGGTACCAGCCGGAGCCGGTCGCTGCCACCCAAGATGCGCTCAAGTCGGTTGGCAAGCTGCTGACCGAAACGGGCGAGTTCGTGTCAGGCATGCACAACGGCGCTGCCGATGGGGTATGGGAGTTGCACGAAGTTGCTCTGCTTGAAAAACAGGGCAACGACATCATTCGTGCGGTGCTGGGCATCATGGCCGGCGCTCGTCTGGCGATGGAGGATCGTGCCAATGGCTGACGATATCGACCGCGCCACAGAACAGGCGCAGTACCTACTGGATGTTGCTCTGTTTCGACATCGCCGCATCCCGACCAGCATTGTCAGCGCGCAGTTTTGTGAAGACTGTGACGACCCGATCCCTGAGCCACGACGTGCTGCCATTGTTGGCTGCGAAACGTGCATTCACTGTCAGTCGCTGCGGGAGCAGCGTAGATGAGTGATCGTCCAACACCGCTTTCTGCTTGGGCACGCCGCTATTGCGAGACTTTCAATTTTGCGTTGGTACCGATTCAACCGGGCGAAAAAGGCCCAAAGGGTAGGGGCTGGAACCAGCCCGGCAAGTACATCGTTGATCCAGCCATGGCCGAGGCGTTCTGGACGAAAAATCCAAACCATAACCTCGGCGTCGTCTTGGGGCCGAGTCGGGTGTGTTCGCTGGACGTCGACGATGTCCAGTGGACACGGTTTGTCCTGTACGAACTGCTGGGCGTTGATCTGGATGCGCTTGCCCTGACTTTCCCGACTGTCGTTGGTAACCCGCTGCGGTTCCGGGTTTTATTTCAGGTCCCGGAAGGGCTGGAACTGACGCGGCACTCGCTGTCTTGGCCCAATGAAAACGACCCGGACGGGTCAAAGCACAAGTCAATCATGCTGAAGGCAAACGCCGCTCGGGAGGCGGGCGATACGGCCAGAGAGGCCTTGTATCGAGCAGATGCCGAGCAGTACAAGCGGTTCACGGTGTTTGAATTGCGTGCAGGATTGGTGCAGGACGTACTGCCTCCCTCCATTCATCCAGGCACCGGCCAGCCATACACCTGGCGCACGCCACCTGATGCTTCGGGGCTTCCGGTTCTGATCGGCGACCTGCTGAATGTCTGGAACAACTGGGACGTCTTCAAGCGGGGAGCGGAGGCTGCGTGCCCATGGTTGCCGAAGGACGCCAAGCCTACTGGCAAACAAAAGCCGAAACCGAAGCCCGCCCCTGCAGGTGGCAAGCGGCCGTCTGTCATCGACGAATTCAACAACTGCCACGACGTCGAAGAGATTTTGCGCAGCCACGGCTATACCAAGCGCGGGGGAAAATGGCTGTATCCGCAAAGTAGTACCGGGCTGCCGGGAATCACCGTGGCTGAAGGCAAGGTGTATTCGCACCATGCGGCTGATCCGCTGGCCAACGGTCACCAAAACGATGCATTTGAAGTGTTCTGCTTGCTGGAGCACGGGGGTGATCAGTCCAAGGCGGTCAAGGAAGCGGCGCGGATGCTCGGCATGCAATCGACCCGACCCAGCGCAAGCGATCTTCCCCCGGCCCCAACTGAGGGTAGCGACCAGTCAGATGCGGCAGAACCCGCTGCTGTCAGCGACGCCGCTCCTGCACCTGACGGGGGCGCGGGGGAGGAGCTGACCATTGAACAGGTACTACGCCGATTCGCGCTGGTCGAGGGCACGACGCATGTGTGGGATTTCGACAAGTCCCGAGCGATGAAGAAGTCGGCCTTTGAAGCTCGTGTAGGCAAGCCCATTGCCAAGCTCTGGCTCGATGCCACCGACAAGAAGCTGATCGCAGACGATCAGGTGAAGGACATCGAGCAGGCCCGCAAAATGGCCGGCAAGAAAGGCGGTGCGCTGGGCATGCGGCCTACGGAACGTTACGTGTACATCGACGGAACCAAGGACGTTTGGGATCGAGAGAAGAAACGCCGGATTGCAGAGGGGGCCGTCAAGATGGCCTTGGGCGACACCTATGCGCTCTGGTTGAACAGCAGCGAGCGGCGGGTGGTGGACGTCGAACACATTGTCTTCGACCCGACCATGACCAAAGACCCCAGCATTTACATCAACACATTTGACGGCCTGCCATTGGAACCGGTCAATGACGATGCGGCGTGCGCCAACCTGCGCTGGCTGATTTCATTCCTCTGCAACCATGATGAGGCTGCTGCACTGTGGCTGACTAGATGGCTTGCATATCCGTTGCAACACCTCGGGGCCAAGATGGACACGGCGGTGCTGATGCACTCCACCATGGAAGGCTCGGGCAAAAGCCTGTTGTTCGCCGACACCTTCGGCGCGCTTTACGGCCAGTACGCCGCGACGGTTGGGCAGACCCAGCTGGAGAGCAACTTCAACGCCTGGCAAAGCAGGAAGATGTGGGCCGTGTTCGAAGAGGTGGTCAGCCGCGATCAGCGTTACAACCAGGTCGGCAAGATTAAGCACTTGGTCACCGGCAAGACCGTGCGCATGGAGTCGAAGTTCATCAACGGCTGGGAGGAGGCCAACCACATGAACGCCGTGTTCCTCAGCAACGAGATCCTGCCGTGGCCGATCAGCGACAGTGACCGGCGAATGTTGGTCATGTGGCCGATGGAAACCTTGCCGATCGCCCGACAGAAAGCCATCGGCCGGGAGCTGGAGAATGGCGGTGTCGCCGCGCTCTACGGCTGGCTGCTGCGAGTGGATCTGGGTGACTTCAATGAGCGCACCCGCCCGCCGAGCACTGCCTCACGCGAGCGGCTGGTTGCGCTCAGTCGGGCCGGGTGGCAAACGTTTCTGTACCTTTGGCGTTATGGCGAATTGGGCCGAGGGCTCTGGGGGGTATGTCTTTCAACGGACCTGTACGCCTTGTTCCTCGAGTGGTGTCAGCGCAACAAAGAGCACGTGATGAGCCAGACGAAGTTCTCGCTGTTCATCAGCTCGGAGGTGGAGAAGACCCGGTCAATACCCTGGACTGAACGCAATGATCGGCGCTTCGGCGCTTTCTTTGTGCCCGATGATCCTGAGGCTTCCCTTCCCCCATCAATGAGAGCGCCGGACTTGGGCGTTGCCGTCGATGCCTGGCGGGCCAAGGCGCGCCTTGCGGGTTGGAACGTTGACAGCTGGGACCACGTGACGGCGGTCGCAGCATGAGTACCTCTCAAAGTGTGTCGGGTGTGTTGGGTATGTTTTGGGTTGGTTTTAGCAACCCGACACAGATCAAACGCCCACTTTTCGCGGGGTGCAGACGTGTGTGTTGGGTGTGTTGGGTTTGGCGTCGCGTGCGCGCATGCGTGACGTTATTTACACCGGTTAAAGGGCATTCATTTTTTCTCTATGCGAGGGCCTATAAACCCGACAAACCCAACACACCTAACACACTCTTATTTAATTCATTGTTTTTAAAGGGTTTTAAGTGTGTTGGGGCTGTGTTGGGTAGGGTGTTTTCTGTGTCGGGTTCAGTTTTTGAGAGGAAAGGGCGGTGATCAAGGAAATCGAAGCGTTGATGGTGCATTGGGGCGAGCAGATGCGAGAGCGCGGCCAAGGCGGCGGATTGGGCAGCCAGATGGGTGCCATCATCGAATGGGGCGGCGCGCCACCGCGTGGCACACCGGGTTCTCGGATGCTTGGCGGTGCTGGGTGCGGCATTGATCACATTGCCAGTGAGGTTCAGGCAGCGGTGGCCGAGCTGGAACGGTCAGGCCGCGCACCGCTGGCACGGTTGGCACTGGAGCGTTATTGCGCCATGACCACAGTCCGGGAACAGATGAAAGCGGTGGGTATCGCCGAAGGTGCTGACCGTACTTATCGCAACTGGGTGGATCGCCTGCATCAGCAGGTCCTGTTGATTCTCACGATCCGGAGCGGCTCGACACGTGGCTATCCGGTTGGACCGCAAACCAACCGCCATCTGAAGGTGGCGGCAGGTACCTCAAGAGCGATTGGAATCCCTCGAGCGCTTTGACTGTGGGATTGCATTCACTTGACCAGTAATTTCCATTTTTGCTGACCAGTTGTTTGCAGTTGATGGGTTTAGCTTGAATGGTGGTAGGCCTGGCGCTGGGCTTTTTCGTTCTACGCCTTAGCGCCTTCCTGAGTACAGATAGGACTCTGAGCGCCGCAGCCTCATTTCCGCTTTCAACTCAAGTACCAGCCCGACGATGTCGCGGATCGTAACCAGTGCCGTCGTATCGATGCCTGTAACGGTGAACTCTTTCGCCTCGGTGGCTTGTTCGGATATCCGGATCGTCATTGAGCCACCCGAGGCGACGTCGCAGATGCATTTCATCGGCAAAAACGCAGCCTCAATGATAGGTATCAGATCTACGCTGGAAGTCATTCGGGCATCCCTGTCGCAAGCCAGGAGAATTCCTAAGGCCTACATCCCGCGGAGTGTAGGCGGCAATTCACACTTCGCTGATGCAATTACCCTTTAGCTCTAAATTAAATTCATGCTTACAGCCGTACCCCCCAAGCAGATTTATATCCCCTCATTTGCGGTAAGTTCAGCGGTCGCGACACTTACCTGTCTCGCAATGTAAATATAAGCTCGCCCCTTGGGGTACGGCACACCCCGTCTACAAGCTTTCCGAGATAGCTCTCGTGCATTGAGTAGACAGCGCCATCCCTGACTCGAAAGATCACCGCTCGATCCGACCTGATGACCCCTTCGCTATCCATTGTGCCTAGCATGGTGTCGTTCTGGCCGTAGATGCAGAGCCTGACTTTGGTGACGTCCATGTTCTCTTACTCCAGTAGGGAGCTTTAACCATAGCGGGCACCTGAAAATCCGCTACACACTCCGACGGGCGTGTATCTCTTTGTGCAATGAGCGTCTGAAAGCGGTAGCCATGCCCGAACACTTCAGTTCGAAATACCGCACGTAGCGTTCATGAAGTCGCTCGTAATGTGGCACGTCGAATCGCGGCGACGCCGGTATCTGGTTTGTAAGCCTGTTTGGAGATTCAAGGAAGGTATGCTTTTGGCCGTTCTCTGCCGGTCGTCACTACCGCGTACGCAGGTCAAGTCGAATGCAAACGGTTGGTCAGCACGAATGCAATTACGCACTCTGACCGTTCGTCCGGGCGAGTTGTCGCATAGTGGTCGTATTCATGCTGTATTGCGGTCACATTTGGCCCAACCTTTAAACAGCCCTTTTCGGTTTTTCCGAACGCCGGTACAACGTGGGCACGATCTGCGAATTGCGTCTGAGTCGCTGTCCGAGCACGTGCTGTGCAAGCTCCACCCAGCCATCCCCAGGCTGTCACCAACCCCGCTTCGGCGGGGTTTTTCATTTCAGCTCCCCCGGAAGGGTGGCAACCGGATGCGGACCATGCCCGACAAACCAGATACGTGGGCCAGGATCGTGGCGGCCATTTCAAATCCACTGTGGCAGGGCATGATCATGGCCATCGTCGTTTCTCTACTGCGCATCCTCTACGACGCCAAAGAAACCAGTAAGCGCCGGATCCTGTTCGAAGCGCTGATCTGCGGTTCGTTAAGTCTGGTTGCGTCCAGCCTGATTGAGTGGATGACCTGGCCGCCCAGCTTATCGGTAGCTGCAGGTGGAACGATTGGCTTTCTTGGCGTTACGGCCATTCGCGAATTGGTGGCCCGTTTCATAGGCCGGAAGGTGGATTCCCTATGAAGGCTGTCGCTGCTGCAATCATCATCGCGCTGGTGGGCTTGTTGCTCGTCGGCATCCAGCAGTACCGGGTCGTCGCATTGCGCGGCGAAGTGGAAGTGGAAGCAACGGCCAAGAAGAGAGCGCTCGACGCCAACCTCGAAAGCGAGGCCACCATCACCACATTGCGCGCCGAGGCCCAACGTAACGCTGCCTATCTGAAGGACTTGAATCAACGGATCAAGGCCAGCGAAAACAAAGCCAAACAGGCGAGGAAAGAATTTGAAGACCTCAAGCGCAACAGCAAGCCCGTTCGTGATTGGGCTTCTCAGCCTTTGCCTGACGGCCTGCGTGGGAAGCCCGCAACCGGTGCTGGTAAAGACAACAGCAGTAAGACTCGAACCCCCTGAACTGATCCCGTGCGAACGCATCAATGCCGATGAGGCTGACCTTCGTTCGAACGGTGACGTCTGGGAGCTGAAGGATCAGGCCATCAAGCTGCTCGACACCTGCGCCGATCAGGTCGACGCGCAGATCCTGCGCAGCCAGAGCAAGTAGGTCGTGGACCTACCCACGGCCACCAGCGCCCTGGCTCGTGATCTCGGCGTTTCGGCCGAATGACCTGTTTTGGTGCGCCCCGAGAGAGTGGGGACCCTGGGGGTATTCGGGGTATACGGGGCTGCGG